AGCCTGTTTATCATCTGCCCTGACTTGCATTTCCATCTGCGCACTAAGTTGTAGCTCCTGTTGTTTAGCCTGCGCCCGCATTTCTTCGAGCTTGATTTGTATTTGACCCCTGATTTCTTCTGGGGACGGCTTCTCATCTTCTTTTTGCTGTTCGGGTTGCTGCATGACCTCGATGGCTTTGTCTAGCACACCCTCGATGTCGCTTGCGCCTTTGAACCCTGCCATTGACCACTTGAGCATTTCAAGTAGGAACGGTGTAGACCTTGGGTCTTGTTGCACTAAGGGGCTTGCCGCTTGTAAGAACGTACTAAGCCCGTTTAAATACCCTGCGCGCTCTTCTTTGAGTTGAGCGTAGTCCATCTGAGCTAACTGCTCGGGTTTGATGTTAACCCTGAATGACATCTGCTCTGGATTCTTGATTAACTCTACCGCTGGCTGTATTAGCTCCTTATCCAGTGAGAACTGCATATTCGACTGCTTAACTATTGTTTCAGCATCAAAATGCTTCGCGATAACCTCTGCTTTCAGTTGCATTAAGTTACTTGCGAACTTCGCAAACTCTTCCTGTAGCGCCTGCACTCGAGTAGAGCCGAAGGAGGCTTTAATTTTAGATTGCCCCACACCTTCGTACTGGTTATCAAGTGACCCACGCATGATGTCAGACATGCCTGATACCTGCTGTAGCAAGCCGATGGTCTGGTCACGCACGACGATTAGCTTATCAAGGGCTACCACAATATCCGCTAACGGAACCCAATCAATCTGCCCTTGTAAACCCCCTTTCTCAGCGAACATAGCCCAATTATCCACAGGAATGAGGTCATTTTCCACCCCTTCTTGGAATATTCGTTGGACGCCATCGGCTGATTTGTCGTACACCCCTATGACCTTGACTGCTTCAGTCAGGATAGAGATTCTGGTCTGTAACACATCAATCTCGTTGTACAGGTCTTGTGATAGGTGATAGTCAGGCGTCGGCTTATAGAGCTTAGTGACCTGATTTGCCAGCATAAAGGGCGGGCAAGGGTAAAAATTCTGTAATTTCAGTGGGTCATCTTGAGATTTGAGTATCTTAGGGTAGCCTTTCGAGTACCAGCAGACTTTCCGCTTCTCTTTGTCCCATATCTCCCACACTTCTGCTTTCATCCACGGCGAGTCCTCTTCTGGGTCGCCCGCAGACTTATCATCTGTGTTTGCCACCATCTTCTTGAGCTGGATGTTATTCGCCGCGTGGTCGCCAAACTTCTCCTCAACCTCATCCTTGGTCAAATATGACCGGAACGCTATCCACGGTAGCTCTGCAAAGGTTCTCCCCCACCCCCACAGCACATCACCCCAATAATAGTAATCAATCGGGGCTGCTTCGCTCTGTATTTGCTTCTCCTCGCCATTTTGGATGACTTCTACATCATAACGTACCCTAGCGGTTCCTAAGCCCGTCAGCAGCCTGTCAGACAGCGTAGCGTTGAATATCGAGTCATAACTCTCACCATTGTTCATCACATCCGACCGCAGTAGCCTCTCCATCATCTCAGCCGCTACCCTACCCACGTCATCAGCACCTGTTGTGTCTGCTCTAGACACGTCTACACGCGGTACTTGACCGTAAAGCATTGATATTAGGGTGGTTACGTTGGAGTTGAACAGATTAAGGCGGAAACCTTGGGGGTTGGTGTTATTTAACGAGCGTTTGTTCTGGTTTTTTCTATCGTCGAGGTATCTGGAGACTATTTCATCTGCTTGCTTTTGCCACTCTTCCAGACGTTTGCTGGCGGCGGTCATCTCAGTCATCCAGTATTTATACTGCTCTCTGGGTGTGTCGTCGAAGTCTTTTCTAGACTCTAAAGGTGCAGTTTGGTCGTCAGCCATGTCAAATCCTCATTTTTTGTATTGACAGCTTCGGTGCGTTGCTGTCTCTGTCAGCATAAAGTTCGTCTAATGTAAACCCTTTTGGCTTAAATTGCGACACCTTGGCCGTTTTGTACACTTTGTCAGGGTCAGGAATGTCCAGCGATGTCCTGACGACTAGTGATAAATACCTGAACGCATCTGCGCTATGGGATGACCAATCATGCTTCGGTGTCGCTGCGAAGCTCTTTGTCTGAGCGTCATAGTTGCGTCTGTAGGCGCGTAGCGCTTCTAAGCCCTCGTCTGCTTTCTGGTCGAAGTAGCATAGCGGTAGCACTAGCCTTGCCGCGTCTATCCCGTGCTGGAGTTTCAGCGAGGGCGTTATCTTGCACGGGAACTGGTTTATTAAGAACTGCTCGATGGTCGATCTGCCCGTTTGCAGTGTCTTGGCTCTAGCGTCGTGTGGCAGCCATATCGTGTCGTACACGTAGGGTAGGCTATGTAAGTGGTCGAAGTAGTGCTGTAGAGGCTGTGAGTGGGCTTCATAGTGGTCTATGATGGCTAACCCGTCGGGCTTTATCTGCCAGAACCAAAAAGCGGTCGAGTCGGTGAACCCGAGGTCACAGGCAGCCGAGACAGGGAAGTTAGGGTCGTACAGGGATTGCCTAGCTGTTTGTTGGTTCTGCTCGATCATGTTGATGATGCTGGCGTAGTACGTGCCTAAGACCGCCGCCTCGAACGAACACTCTAGCTCTTGCTCGTACTGGTCGTCTGACATCTGCGCCTTCATCTCGGTCAGGTCTTCTTGAGTCAGGATGTTGGTTGTTGATGCCTTGAGGGTGAGTTGGAACCAGTTGGGGTCTTCCTTGGCGCGCTCGTTTATGCGGTAGTAGTGGTTCTTGCCTTTAGGCGTCCCGATGAATACCGCCCACCCCTGCCGGTCGGCTAGTGTGGGTAGGACGACCTCTTCCCACAGGGTGGGTCTGGCGTCCCCAATCTCGTCGATGACCACACCATCAAGGTATATACCACGGAGGGTGTCAGGGTTGTCTGAGCCGTAGAGGGTTATCCAACTGCCGTTGATGAGTTTGACACGTAGCTCTGACTCTCTGATGTCTTTGTCTGAGTTGATGAACGGCCGCGCTGCTTCTTTGAGATACGACCACGCCACGTCCTTCGCTTGGCGATAGAACGGGGCAATGTAAGCATAGCGGGCGTCTGTCTTTGGTGTGTAGAGGGCGCGGATGAGTAGCTCGTTTACAGAGGCAACGGTTTTTCCACACCGCCTGTGCGCCACGATGCAAGCAAACCGTTCTGTCCTCTGGTGGAAGTCGAGGAATTGTGGGCGGGGCTTGTAGCTTAACTCAGCCATCAGTGGGAGTAGGGGTGGTAATGGTCGGCATTGACTCGTGCAGCCTTGACTCGTAGGTTTTTGGTAGTTTGTCTAGTGTGCCTTGTGGTAGCAGTTCATTGTTGATGGTGATGTTGATACCGCCTGTGTGATTGTCTTGGGGTTGGTAGGTTCCCGACATTTTGTTAATTGTGTCGATTGCCGTGACTGAGATGTTAGGTCTGTTTTGCTCGTTGTCTAACGCTATGCGCCACAGGAAGGCTTTGCGGTGGTCTACGGTTGCACCGTCTATTGCTTGCTGTAGGTGGTAGATGAGGGATGCTAACCGTTTGCCATCTTCGCTGTTGGTGTAGTTTCTGATAGTGGCAGGGTCTACGTTCAGTTGCTTGGCTATGTCTCTAGTGTGCGTTCCTGAGGTATGGAGTCTTACAGCCTGAGCGTTCCGTGGAGGCATCTTGGCTACTTGTGCTGTGATTCTGTTTTTGATGTCAACGAGGTCAGTCTGATATTCGTCGTTTCTCGGATGGTGTTCATTCAGGAGCAATTCGGGTGGAAGTTTCTCTTCTACCATTTCGTCCAGATATTTGAGGGCTAATTTCGTCATGGTTAGACAATAGCATATTTTCTGTATGCTAACCAACTAGTAAGAAATTTTACAGGTTGAAAATATGAAAAATGTACGCCTGTGAGAAAGTAAGAAATTTTACAGGTTGAAAATATGAAAAATGTACGCCTGAAAGGGTACTCGAAAAGCAGGCGCCGTTTTAAAAAAGTTACACACCATCACAAACCACAATCTCTATATATATCATGGGCTTAGCGTCCTTAAGTCTGTATACAATCAACGCTTTACACACCTTATGTATAGTTAATACTGTTTACATGCTATCTAAGCTGTTGATATTGCTACAGTTTAGCTCGGCGTTGTGCTTACACGGTCAGACTTACTGTAAGCCTGTTTAAACGCCTTAGATGCTAGAGGGGGGGACTAGCACCTGCTGATGCTAGAGAGACGCTCTAGCGACAAAACAGGCAAAGGTTACCGTGGTTACGGGTTCCTACCTATAAAAGACTTTCTAGCACGCTCATCACATCTTCTAATTCTGGTGTCTCACGCTCTAGGAAAACTCCTTACCAATCAAGGGGTTAAATTTAGAGAGATTTGAACTTCTTATTTAGTAATATATAGTAACCTAAGAACCCTTATCACCTAACACAATGATATCGTTCAACTTTAACAGGTTACCCTTACATGAACCCTTAGTAACCCCTCGTAACCCACAAAAACGCCGCGAAAGGTTACCACCTAAGGTAAACAGTAACCTTTAGCCTAAAATAGCCAAAAAAGGTTACCCTCTAATAAAGTAAAGAATTCAACCACTTATAGTAAAATATCTAACTTTCTTTATTTATTTTACTAATATTAGTATACAAAACTACTTCAACTTGCTATGGTGTCTTTAACGCTTCGAAAAAAGCGTAACTTTTAGTTACTAATAAAGGAACAATAAAATGATACAGACAATTACAGAATACGAATTCATCAATCAGTTTAAAGCAGTCAGGCCAGATAATTTTAGCTACGCTGCCTTACAAGCGTTATTCAGCTACTTAGAAGAGTTAGAAGATGATATGGGTGAACAAATAGAG